TCAGATGATGAAGTAGGTACAATATTTGAACAAATAAAAAAGACATTACAACAATTAAATGATTTAAAAGGAGAATAAATGCCAGTTAAAAAAAGACGTAAAAAAAGTAAAATGTATTTTGGACAACCAGTTCAAGATGCAGTTATTAGATATAATGAGTCAGATGACCATGTAGTTAAAAATGAAATATATAGAACAGAAATTGCAGCTGCTTTTGATAAAATGGCTGAAAATTTAATTCATACTTTTAAGTTTTATTATTTTGATTATCCTTTTGAGGAAGTTAAACATGAAGTTGTATCTTTTATGGTAATGCAAATGCCAAAATATCAACCAGATAAAGGTAGAGCTTTTTCATATTTTTCTGTAGTTGGAAAAAATTATTTAATTTTAAATAATAATAACAACTATAAAAAAATGAAAATACACGATAAATTAGACGTGTTAGATTATAAAAGAAACATAAGTTCAGAATCTGCTAAAACCGAATCTGAAGAATTTAATTCAGAGTTTGTATCACAAATGTTAACTTATTGGGATAACAATATTACTAATATTTTTCGTAGACAAAAAGATATTTTAGTTGCAGATGCAGTTTTAGAATTATTCAGAAAAAAACAGAATATAGAAAACTTTAATAAGAAAGCTTTGTATATTATGATTCGTGAAATGACTGGTTCTAATACTCAACATATTACACGAGTTGTGAATCAAATGAAAAAATATTATTTTAATATGATGTCAGAGTTTAGTACATCAGGTCAAATAGATACATCTAATACAGGAAGTATATTTTAATGGTCATAGGGCCGGGGCTGTAGCTCAGTTGGGAGAGCACCACACTTGCACTGTGGGGGTCGCAGGTTCGATTCCTGTCAGCTCCACATAAAAAAAAAGGGGAACTTTACAGTTCCCCTTTTTGATGCTCGATAGTGTAGGACTATCAAGCTATTCCGTACCTACTTACGAAATAAACCCACCAACACCAACAAGGCGACGAGTCCGGCGAAACCCGATTCGCCAAACTTGTTTATGATGGATGTCAGGTTACCTATAACGTTGACGCCAAAGATACCACTTCCAAATATTATTTCAGATACAGCACCTATAGCTACAAAAGATAACATTAGATGAGCTAAGTCATCTACATACCCTTTGACCATTGTTATGATTTCCTTCATGGTCTTCTCCCGTTAGTTAGAAACAAAAAAGGCTACCTAGTATCACAACCAAGTAACCCTCGTAATAATAACTATATATGTTAACAAATAATAAATTTCAATATATATTTATATATAAGAGTTTTTAGGTTGTACTATATTTATAATTGTATAATAACATTTAAGGTGAAATATGGCCGTAGATTATGAAATTTTTGAGGGAAAATCTCTTTCTTCTCTATTTAAAGATATTTACAAAAATACAGAATATAACAGAAAACAACTTGATGTATTGACAAAAGAACTTGTTCAATTCATTAAAGATGGCGATACAGCTGTTCAAATTGTTCCTATGATAAAAGAGTATTTAGAAATAAATGTAAAAAATGATGACCAACTTGTTAAGATGGCTGGTATAGTTCAAAGACTTATTTCTGCTGAAAGTAAAGGTAGTTCAGACGATGAGTTTGGTTTATCTGATAAAGAAAAAGAACAATTACTTTCAGGGTTAGAAGACAGTATAAAAGATATACAAATAGAATCGGATAAAATACAGAGCAAAATAGAAACATCAAAAAAGGCTAACTAAATGGCATATAGACAAAAAACATCTCAGGATACGACTACAAGTATACCTGGTGGTGTTCCTACAATTGGTAAAGTAATTAGTCTAATTAAACAACAAATTAATCATCAACAATTTGATTTTTATGAATTAGAAACATTTGAAGTAACTAAAGTTTTAGTTGATTATGAAGATTTACCAAAACAAAAAGATGGACATCCGGATTATTCTTATTATGGTGCTGTAGCAGGTAGATTTGTGATTAATAAAGCCCAAAGTATAAAACCAGAAGATGGACCACAATTAGTAAGACCAATAGACCCTAAAATAAAAAATTATCCTGTTGTTGGTGAGTTAGTTGTTGTAGCTAATTATAATGGTAAAAGTTATTATTGGAATACATTAAATAGTTTTAATTCACCCAATGAAAATTCAGTTCCTGGTATAAGTTATATAGGAACTGGAGAAACACCACCAACTACATTAGCTAAATTTGGAAAAAGATTTGAAAGAAACGGATCTATTAGACAAGTAAAAGCAGAAGAAGGTGATTTAATATTACATGGTAGGTTTGGTAATTCTATAAATTTAGGTAGTAATGATAATAGTCCAGTTGTAAAAATTCGTTCTGGACAAAGAACTGATATACAAGGTGTGATTAAAGAAAATGATAAACCTGATATAAAAAGTTTAAAAAATATTGTTAATCGTGGCGGACCTATACCAGAAGATATTAATAAAGATAAAAATTCAATTTATTTATCTACAGGTAAAAAATATCTTATAAGGAATTCAAATGATAAATTTAACCCTTTAGAAGTAAATGGTAATAGTATTATTATAAATTCAGATAAATTAATATTTAATGGTAGAAATGGAAATGTTAATATTAGAGCATCAAAAAATTTAATACTTGAAGGTGATGAAGTTTTTATAAAGGCAGCTAAAGGTCAAACAGTAAAAATGGGTGACCCAAGAGCAGTATTTATACCAACAATTAATGGTCAAATAATGATGGAATTTATGACTGAAGTTATTGATGTATTAAATAAAGGATTTTCAGCAATAGGTAAAGCTACTAATCCACCAGGTCTTGTAAGTGCTGCAAAAGATATAGCACAAATAGTAGGTGACCAATTACCAAATATACTTGATATTATAAAGGAAAAAAGATTTTTAAATATGGATGTAATGACAGCAGACCCAAATATAAAATTACCAGACTTACCAAAAATACCAGAATTACCCGAAATGCCTACTGTAGAATTACCTGATATACCAAAACCAGAAATATCAAATGTAGGTGTTAATATGAAAGATTTAGAAACTTTAGAAAAAATAAAAAACTTATAAGGAGTTAATGATGACTAAACAAGAGTTACAAAAAATAATACAAGAAGCAGTTCGTAAAGAAGTGAAAAAAGAAATGAAAAAGATATTTATAAAAGAAGAGGTTAGTACTCAACTAAAAGATATGACCCCACAAGTTTCAAAACAAAAAAAAGAAACACATTTTACTAAAAATAAGTCTTTAAATAAAGTTTTAAATGAAACAGTTGGATTATCTAAATCACAAAAAGAATTTGAAGAATATCCAACAATGGGTAATAAAGCTTTTGATAGTTCACGCATGACTGAACTTATGGGTTATGGTAAACCAGAGGAAGTAAAAAGAGATATGGTAGCAGTAGATACTTTACAAAAAGCAGGCAAATCAGTGGATGATGTACCAGAGCACGTAACAAATGCTTTAACAAGAGATTATTCATCTTTAATGAAAGCCATGGATAAAAAAGGATAATGTAAATGGCTTCAAGTGCAAAAGAATTAGATTTAAATCCAGACGTTTATATAGGTCTTACATATCCTATTAAAAGTGGTGAAAATTTAGATTTTGAATTAACAAAAACTACTTTTGAACAAGCAGAGTATAATTTAAAAAATCTTCTTTTGACTCAAAAAGGAGAAAGAGCATTTCAACCAGAATTTGGTACTAATTTAAGAGCTATTTGTTTTGAACAAGTAGATGATAATTTACCTGAAACAATTGATTTAGATGTTAGAAATGCAGTTGAACAATGGTTACCATATATTATTATAAATGATATAGAAATTTTAACCGATGATGGTAATAAGAGTAAAATTTATGTACAAATAAAATATTCAATTAATATTGAATCATTTAAAGAAAACACTATATTGGTAGCATTTGATTCAATAACTTAAACAGGAAATATAAATGGCCCGAACAGATATACAAAAGAATGTAGTAAAATCAGTTAATTATCTTAATAAAGATTTTAGTGATTTTAGAGATAACTTAATTGAGTTTGCTAAAGTTTATTTTCCAAACACATATAATGATTTCAATGAGTCAAGTCCAGGTATGATGTTTATAGAAATGGCTGCATATGTCGGTGATGTACTTTCGTATTATATAGATTCTCAATTTAGAGAATCGTTGTTAGCTTATGCAGAAGAAAAAAGAAATGTATATAATATTGCACAATCATTTGGATACAAACCTAAAGTAACTGCACCTGCATCAGCAGTCTTAGATGTATTTCAAGTAGTTCCGGCATTAAATGAAAAACCAGATTATAGATATGCACTTAATGTTAAAGCTGGAATGCAAGTAAAATCTAGTAATACAACGTTTAGAACTTTAGAAGATTGTAATTTTAAATTTTCAAGTTCGTATGATTCTCGTCAAGATACTGTATTTGAAAAAAGTGGTAATACTCCCACAAAATTTTTATTAAAGAAACAAGTTAGAGTAGAAAGTGGTAATATAACTAGTGAAAAATTTACTTTTAGTTCTGCAGAAAAATATTCACAAATTAAATTAGCCAATACAGATGTAATTGAAATAATTTCTTGTACAGATAGTGATGGAAATATTTGGCATGAAGTGGACTCTTTGGCTAGAGATACAACTTTTGTAGATATGGAAAACAATTCTACTAATGACCCAACATCAGTTGTCAATAGAGACACTGCTCCATATATTTTAAAATTAAAGAAAACTTCTCGTAGATTTACTATCTATGTAGATGATAAAGATAAAACAATTTTGAGGTTTGGAGCAGGTATATCAGATAATCCTGATGAAGAAATTATTCCAAATCCAGATATGGTTGGTTCTAATTTACCTGGTAGTCCATCTAAATTAAATATGGCGTTTGACCCAAGTAATTTTTTAAAAACAAAAGCCTTTGGTTTAGCTCCATCAAATACAACTCTTACAATTAAGTATTCATATGGTGGTGGTATTGCTGATAATGTTAGTGCAAATAGTATTACAGAAATAACAAGTGTTAGTTTTGATATACAAGATGCATTATTATCTACCACATTAGTACAAAGTGCTAAAGATTCTTTATCAGTTGTTAATACAAAACCAGCTACTGGTGGGTCTGCGGGGCAAAGTATTAGAGAAGTTCGTGAGAGTGCACTTGCATATTATCAAGCACAACAAAGAACAGTTACTAAAGAAGATTATATTGTAAGAACTTATTCTTTACCACCTAAATATGGTAATATAGCAAAAGCATTTGTAGTACAAGATGACCAATTAAATAAGTCTATAGGTACTGATGAATTAGAAAGAACAATTAAAGAAAGTGATATAGGTAAAACAATAAAATCTGTACAAGTTAGAATACCGAATCCATTAGCAATGAATTTATATACTTTAGGATATGATTCAAATACAAATCTACAACCTTTAAATTATACAGTTAAAGAAAATTTAAAAAATTATTTATCTCAATATAGATTAGTTACTGATGCTATTAACATTAAAGATGCTTATATAATAAATATTGGAATTAGTTATGCAATATTAACAAAAATTGGATTTAATAAAAATGATGTTTTAACTAGATGTACAGCAGCATTACAAAGTTTTTTCAATATCGGTAGATGGCAAATTGGTCAACCGATTGTATTGTCTGATATTGCATATGAGTTATCTCTAGTTGACGGGGTAGCTTCAGTAGTAGCACCAAAAGATAACAATCCAGATACATTACCAATATTAATTGAAAACAAGTATAAAATACAAGATGGGTATTCGGGTAATTTTTATGATATAGATAGTGGTATGATTGATGGTGTACTGTACCCAGCTTTAGACCCAAGTATTTTTGAAATTAAATATCCTAATTCTGATATCAAAGGTCAAGTCCTTGGTGATAATTTAGGTATAGTGGAGTAAACAGATGCATTATTTTGAATTTCCAACTAAAGATACAACAATATATGAACAAAGTAGTAGTTTAAATGCTGGACTTGATGAGATATTAGAAATTAGAAAAGATGTTAGTCAAACTGGAGCTACTGTAAATGTATCTCGTATATTAATGAAATTTAATTTAGGTTTCATTTCTAGTTCAGTAGTGTCTGGTTTAATACCAGAACCAAGTAAAACTAGTAGAAGAGGTTCCAGATATTATTTAAATTTATATGATGCAAAATCAAGTGCCTTAGCAGTTTCACAAAGTATATATGCGTATCCGATAAGTGGTTCTTGGACAATGGGTGGAGGTCATAGCTATGACGATCCAATAACAACAGAAGGAGCAAGTTGGACATATAGATATGGTAAAGTTGATGGTACTCTTTGGTTACCAACAGTAAGTTCATCAGGTTGCTATTGGTATTCTGGTAGTGGTTTTCAAGAACATTTTGGATATGACCACCAAACTACAGACGTTAGAATGGAAGTAACAGACATAGTAAAAAATTGGTTAAGTGGTTCGGTACCAAATGAAGGATTTTTGATTAAACGTAGTGGTAGTATAGCAAATGTAAATACTGGAAGTGATGAGGGTAGTACAGATAGATTAGGTAATCTTACTTTCTTTTCTTCAGATACACATACAAAGTATCCACCAACTTTAGAAGTTGTGTGGGACGATTCAAAATGGAATACTGGTTCATTATCAGCATTGACTCAAACTAATTTAGAAGATATGGTTGTTTATATGAAGGGATTAAGACCAGAATATAAAGAAAAATCTAAAGCAAAATTTAGAGTTGTAGGTCGTGAAAGGTTTCCAGATAAAACATATTCAACTACACCATCTAATTTAACAGTAAAATATTTACCAAGTGGTTCTTCATATTATTCAATTGCAGATGCTGAAACTGAAGATGTTGTTGTACCATATGGTACTGGTTCATTACTTAGTTGTGATTCAAGTGGTAATTACTTTAATCTTTGGTTAAATGGATATCAACCAGAAAGATATTACACTTTAAGGTTTAGAGTAGTAAGTGGTAGCGGAACTGCTGATGAAACAGACCAATATTTTGAAGAAGGATTTACATTTAAGGTTACATTATAATGCCTTATATTATAGCAGAACCATGTGTTGGAACTTGCGACACAGCTTGTGTAGAGGTTTGTCCGGTAGATTGTATTCACGGTCCATATGATAAAGAAGGTCGTGGAGAAGAAGCAAAAGTTAGTGGGTTTGTACCAAAAGATTCAGATTCACTTTACATTGACCCTGAAGAATGTATTGACTGTGGAGCATGTGAACCCGAATGTCCAGTCGAAGCAATCTTTGAAGAAAGTGAAGTTCCAGCAGAATGGGAACATTATATTAAAAAAAATTATGATTTTTTTGGTAGGGAGATAAGTTAATGCCGTACACAAAACAAGAGTTAGAAAATGTAGATTTTTATCAGGGTTTTGTTAATAGATTAAGAAACAAATATCTTAGAGAAATGAAAAGTTTAGCTAAAGTAAATTTTAGAAAAGATGATGTATTATATTCATTCGAGGACATTTTTACTGGTTTAGGAATTGAAACTGTGGATGTATCTCATAATACTAGTTATGATTTTTTACATGAATTAGATTTTAGTATGTACACTGCAGAAGAAATGAACGCAGCAAAAGCTGATCCTGACATTAATCTTCAACCTAAAGTAATAGATAAAAGAAAACAACAGTATACAAATATTACTTCTAAACAAAAAAGATATCTTAAAACAGGAAATTTAGAAAAAATTATTGATAGAAGTATATCTGAATTAACAGAATCAAGATTTGCAGAAACATTACCAGAAGGAATTATGAACGGAGATGTAGTAACTAATAATATAGCAACAGATTACAGAAAATGGCAAATAGAAAATAATCAAAAAAGAATATTTCCAGATAATGCTACATTTTATGGAACAGGTGGTAAGTATACAGACTTAAAAACACTTACTACTACTCAACTTAATAATATACCAGACGGAGAACCGGTAGACTAATGAGTAGATTAAATAATACAGACTTAGAACTTTTACAAACAGGACAAAATATTGATTTGTCTATCC